ATTAAGCCGGGTCAAAGCCCGGTGGTCTCCTTACATAGACTCGGTAGCTTCGCTGCTACTAGCTTGGTGCATACACTCACATGTGCACGCTTTACATCCGGACTGGGTAGTCAACGACAATCACACCACATGTCGTGACTTTGCATAGTGAACTTGCGTCTCCGTAAGGCAACACTCCGCAGACAATGCTGCCGGACTCGTTGCCTCCCCATGCATGATCGAACCAGTCTTTTCCTCCACTGGGCTGTCCTAGGTACTCGAGTAATTTTACAACGGCGCGCTTCGGTAACACATCCTTCAACATGACCAACACCGGATATCTAGATAGCACTCCTCGCCTAGTGCTACTTCCAACCAATGCCCTGGAATTCACCACACCTATCGCGACCTTGTCAACCCGTCGAATTTTACTGACTATGTTCTGCCTGATGGAAGTCGAGCCAGCCATGACACTCTTCGCATAAGATGCGCGTACCATTGCTGTTTTTACTGACTTCCCAACCAACTGTAGACAATACCTTTCAACCGGGGAGACGTGCTTGCTCAGGTAGTCACTCGTAGAGTGCGTCCGCCCAGCGCGTGACACTACATCTGTGTCAATCTCCTGCTGTTTACTCACCACAACCACACTGCTGATCACTGCTTTGTTGCATGCAAAACTCGGACCATCACAGACTGACACCTCACCTGTCAGGACCCTTTCCATCAAATTCAATTTCAATAATCTTCCACACCTCTTCTGGAGGCTGTGCGCAAGTAGTGAACCGACACTAACACACTCACTCCGGTTTATAACTGATCTAACTGTGCCAACAAATGACATTAACAAATCCCGCGGCGCGCCTATCGCCTCAGTTGACCAATTACCAACAACTAAACTTGCTATTGACCTCGACACATAACCTCTAGCGCCGTTACTAGTTATAACCATTCGCAAAAACTCTGCACTATTGTAGCCAACACTCTGCTTCATAGAATTTAAGCGACAGCCACGCTTCCGTAAAGTAGTCAAAATCTCGTCAAGCTCACTGTAACAACTAAATTTTGCAATCACGTCGTCACCTGTATGCATCGAAGAGAACCGATCCCACAAATGCGGTGCAGAAGCCATGATGTATGCAGCGCAGCACATTGAATTAACGAAGGTTGTCACCCTGCTACCAGACGCTAACGTCGCAGCCATATAACCTACGCACTCACCACCTGCACTGACCTGCATACGATCAAAACTCCTTACCAAATTCTCAGCCCTTAGCTTGTCATAACCGACAAAGTCACACAAAGTCTTTATCAACAACTTCTGGCATCGCAGAGTATGCTGGCTGTTGAAATCATCGTAATCGAGCATTGCCCATACATCACCGCGCAGGCTCAACACTCGCTTACAAACAGCAGACATACCGCCAGCCCCTGGATCCAGCAAAACACGCTCATTACGCCACGCTCCCTCGACTGGCGCCATTAGATGCTGAAAGGCAAAGTAGTGACGTGTATCGCATGCGAGAAGCAGCCTGGACTTGCCGGCCTCCAACTTCTCCGCAGCAGAAACGAACGTCATGCCATCCCAGTCTCTTGTTGGATCAGTTTGCCACATCTCAGCCGCTACTCGCCTGTGTACCTGACCCTTCCAATCAAACGCCAGGGTCTTGTCAGACTTTCCAATACTTTTATTATGCGAACCGTTAACACACCACAACCACCGTTTTGACCACCAATCATCATCATCAACAACAGGCCGGTATGCGTTCAAATCAAGTTCATCACTTAGTATCCTCTTGAAAGCAGAAACCAGCTCAGCATCGGTAAACATGTCAGGACACGAAATCCTAGCAGACGGCACACACCTCTTACGAGCCTCCTGCTTAAGATCAACACGCCCAACTCCGCGACCTTGCATCGATTGCATCTCTGTCAGCATTGCACCCAGTAGACTATTGTTCGCTCCCAAACCTTTCAGAACAGTAGTCAAACTTTTGCATCCTGCAGGGTCCTTGAGAGCACTGAGGGTAATCGGCAGACAATCAATACCGATCTCATTGTACAGACAGTAGCTATGTATCACTGCACATGCTGCTTGGTCATTCGTTAATTCGAACACACGCGAGCCCACAGAGCACCAAGCATCATATAGCACGGGGCTAAGCTTCTCAAGAGAGCGTACCACATCATCAAAATACACATTCTGCTTTATCGCCGCAATCCTGTCACCTTTCTGGACGAACAAATCAGACTTTGCTCCTACAACGCCAAAGTCCAACCGCTCACCGACATAGTCATCCAACTCTTTTACGCACAGCGCACTGCGCACCAAATCCTTAACGACGTTGCCATCGACAGCCAACTGAGCAGAAACACGACTTAACAAAACACTCGTCGCGACTGCTGCCATCTGCAAACCTGCATCAAACAAATCATTAACATACTTAACTTGTTCGACAACATCTCCTGTGAAAGGAAAACCACAAGTAATGCGGCTGAGGCAAACCTTACGTTTCTCGCTCTCTTGTGTCGGCTGCCCTGTCGAGATCTTCGTGAACCATGCAATTTCACTAGATCTGGCAGCACTACACAAACTACACGTGCCTCTCCTTCCATCGTCTACCACCTTCAAGCCGTCTGCGACACCACGGCTGTTTTCGTTGTTGCCAAAATATGGCTCTCTATCCATATGAACACTTGTCACACTACTATTGTTATTTTTATTTGTTTTCTTATTATCTAACTTTTTACTTTTGTTATTCTTATTTCTTGTATACCTTTTGCTACCACAATTGACCTTTGGTCGTTGTCTGGCCACAAAAGCCGCTAACTCCGGAGCAACACGTACCCGCGTGCCCACCTCTACATCAGTATCTAACACATCTTCACCGGACAGTGAATCACTACAAAATTCGCAAACACCAACTGATTCAAAATCACACCTTCTAAGCTTATGAAGGAGGAACTCCCCCAATGCGCCTAGCTCAGTTACGCGGCTGAGCACCTCAGTTTTGCAACTCATACTCCAACAGGTGCCGGCTCTGCACCATCGCCCTGATTGCCAAGATTGGCATTGTTATTGTTGTCAAGCTGTGCTTGTTGTCCAACGAGGTCACTCATACCTGTTGGTGTTGAAAGAGAGCTATTTGTGGCATCTGTGCCACTGCTCGGTTGTGGGGTGTCTGGAGCATTCAAACGGTTACCACCACCTGTTCCACGACGTGGTGCGTTTTGTTGTTGCCTCATTAGAGAGCGTGGTGCATGTTGGTACACTGGATCTGGCGTTGCTCCTGTGCGTTCGAGAACAAGACCTCTTGCTACGACAGGAGTTGTGCCAGGCAGTGATGCACCCGTGAGATGTGTGGGATCTGGGAAGACTGTAAGCGGTTCGAACTCGCCAACTGCGATTGTTTCGCCACCAGTGTTAACTGTTCTTGAAACATCACGTGCTGTGCTCGCAAGAGCTTCAATTGCTCTACTTCTCTCACGCCTCACACCACTGTCCACGTGCCCTAACTTCCCTGGCGGCGCTGCACTAAGCCGGCCAACAGTGAAAGACACCGTGCCCTCAACTAACTCGTCAGCTGTCGGAACATGGTTGCGCCGCAATGCAAGAGCGGCATCGTAGGCATCGTGGACAATCTGAACACCCATCGACGCACCCGTGTACAACATCTCAGCGGGGTGTGGAAAAAGCGTTTGTGCCTTGCCCCACATATATGAATCTATACCCCGACCGTTCGTTCGATTGCTTGTGGCCGTGTTCGAACCGCCTATATTGGCCATTCTATCAGACAGGAACTGGATCGGCACAATTGCAGACAGCCCGTTGCGCGGGTTTCCTGCGAGATGAAGCATCAGACCATTCGTACGTAGAGATCTAAAAGAAATCGCCGCGGTTGAACGCTGACCACCCTGCATTAGGACAATGTCCTCGAAACATGGCTTCTCGACCTTCAAGCCCACGGGGGCGATTGGTCCATAACCCATTTTGCATGCGTCAGTCTCAGGCATACTTTTGAACATGCCAGTTGGCTCAATCCAATAGTAAGGAGCCACAGACCGGAATGCTAGGTGCCTTGACCCATTCTCATCATAATCGTTAAATCGGGCCATGTGGCAGTCAGCAGCAACAGACTCACCACCGGACACAACGAACAGCTTTGCTAGCTCACGGACGTATATATGACAGAACGTGCCGCATATCGCACCAATGTTGTTTGCGTGCCACAACTGTGCAGAGAGAACATCAGCGCCTGTGAGAGCGGTGTTCGCACCAGGCGCCGCAAAGCTGCCGCCTTGGTATGACGACACAGTAGGATAATACTTGCCATCGTACTTAATCATCGGATCACAGACAGCCGTCAAAGCCGCAGAGGCGATTGCAATACTGTCGACGAGCGCTACGAAAGATGCGTGATGGCTAACACTCGGGATCGGGAGCCCCATAAAGCCACGAGCTGCGGAACTAATTACTGCACCATACGGAGCACAGAATTGACCGCGACGGAAGACGTCACGCATGTAGCCACCTTCGTCGCTGTGAGCTACAACAGACACGACATCATGTATACCACAAACCGTAGCATACGAGATAATTGCACCAGCACCACACTCGTTCGCTTGTGCGAGCAAGTAACGGATGCCTTGTGCACAGGCCAAAGCCAGACTTGCGTCCTGAGGCACATGTACCTTGATCTTCCCGTTACCGTCGAGCATCAGAATGTCGGTATAAGGTACAACACCATAAGCGTTCGCGGCACGGACCAAGGCGGCAAACACACCAGGGCAAAGCTCATCGACCTTTCGAGGGATGAACAGCCCGCCAGCAGGAGCAGTCACTGGGTCGTCAAGAGTGGACAAAGCTCGGACATCGAACTCTGTGTCGGCGCCTAGCTGTGCGTCACTCAACAGCTGACACTGGGCAAAGACAGCCAAACCTTTAGCAAGTTGACTAGCTAAGGCAGACAAATCCATGTAGGTAAAGTTTGCAGAAAAGTTACTGTATTTGTTCACAATCCCGTTTATCTCAGAAGATAGCTCGGAACGCAACATAAAGTTCTGCGTGTAACTCATGACCAAGGGGTCAGGAGTGTCAAGTAAGGCTTCGGGATTCGCATAATCACGAGCGCCAACTTGGAAGACGTTACGCTTTGTACATACGTCGGGCCTGTCGTTCAGTGTCATCTTTGATGTCACTGTGCCGACATAGCGACGGAATACGTCAGCGCTGTCATGCTTCGCAATGCGAGCATTGGAGACAACTGAAGCCAATGGGATATCCATCACGACAGTTGCTGAAGGGGTGGAGCCTGAACTCGGAAGAGTTCCACTACCACCCGCCTGGTTGTTTTGTCCAATATCCGTAGAATCAGACATGAAAGTTTGGGTTTAGTACTAAAGGGAGTTAAGTTAACGAGATGATGGTCTTATCACTTCACCGGAACCCTCCATGTCCAACTCATCATCGTCCCAGAATCATACGGCTCTATCCAGAGCTAAGTCCTGTTTTCTCGGCACTGCGGGCTATAGTTTTCAAGCTGCTCGGCACCGTATCCAGACTGTTAACCCAGTCCCTTATACGACTGGTGTATCCCATTCTCATAGGAAGGACAAGAGTCCCCCTCGAATTCGTGAAACTTTAGAGTGATTTTGCGCAAATCAACC